TTGTTAGTGTCTTCATACCTTTAACTTTATTTATAAATCGTTTACGACTAGCGAGTCCAGCCTCTGTATTGCCACCGACTATCTGACCAAGCTTGGCATCTCCCGCTCCATAGATAAAGGCATACACCCAAGTCTTCGCTGTTGGTCTATCCTTTAACCCTATAATGTTTTGGTTGTAGGTATGTATGTCTCCGTCAACGACTTGCTCTGTAAACTTAGGGTTCTGTAGATAATGTGCAAAGCAACGTAACTCTAAACCACTGGCATCAGACCCAACCAAACAATACTTATCTGGATTTTCTATGGTCCACAACGACCGACACTCTTTACCATAAGGTGAATAACTTGCTGGTACTTGTGCCATATTAGGACCGTAGTGACTCATACGAGAGGTCACACAACCAAGTGTAATAACTTTACCGTGGACTCGGTTATCATCTCTTACATTCTTTAGCCACGATTGTATTTGTGATACACGTTTCTCATACAATAAATATTCAGCGATCATCTTAGCCTCTGGATATATTAATTCTTTTAAAACTTTCTCATCAATTACCGGCAGTCCAGTAGGTGTAGTTTTCTTTGGCACCCAACTATATTTCTTTTGCAATCGTTCAGCTATTTGTTTACGAGAACTGGGATTGAATTCATCAACGTGATCTTTCAATGGTTTGCCCGTTGTCTTATGAAATCGTGGAGTGTATATGGTTGGAAATATAGTTTGTAAATATTTCTTTAAGTCTTCTGACTTTGTTTTTAACTCCTCTAATAAATCATGTGCCTTGTTTACATTTAAATAGAATCCATTCTTCTCTTGTTGGTCTATGATTCTTCTTATTCTGTGTTCCATTCGCACACTCTCTTTACTAAACCTAGTTATCTTTGGTGCTAGGTGCTGCATTAATTTACGAGTGACATGCACATCTTGTTGGCAATACTTCAACATCTCTTCTGAGTATTGATCAAAGTCTTTGAACTCTAGCTTACCACCTCGTGTTAGTTTCTTACCCCAAGATTTTAAACTGTGACCACCATCTATATGTGCATTAATCATCTGCGATATTATCAGTGTATCAATAATATTCTCCAAAGGTATTGTGATACCTAGTAATTTCTCTAGCACTGGACCATCAAAGCTTACACCATTATGCATAATATATTTACGGTCGTGATTATGAAACTGTTTAAACTCTTGGCATCCTTGTTCTTGGATAAAGTCCCGTTGTTCTCCAGTTACATAGTCCTGAATACATATACAATGTATCTTAGTAGCATCAAGACTATCTGTTTCTATATCTAAAACTACTGTATTAAACTCTGAATCCATCGTTTACCTCCTTGAAGTCTTCACTGTCTTTTGATTTTGGGTTAGGTATTTCAGTCAAGCGACCAGTATCTTTGTGCCATTGTAACCAACAACACGGTCCAGTTTCTCCACTAAATCTGTTCTTTAATATACGAACTGTAGTTTGGTTTCTCTTCTGCATATCTTCTGCTTGTCCGTTTCTTTCTAACGAGAAACAAAAGTCAGAGAGTTGCGCAATACCGTGGGAACCTCTGAGTTGTGACAGACTAACTATCGCACCCTCTTCGTGCCCACTGTCTGAACTGGCTCGTCTACTTAAATGAGACACCAACATCAGATGTATGTTCTGTTCCTGAACTAGAGTTCTAAGTCTTGTCATTATACTATCGATTGCTCTTCTCTCATTGTCACCGGTCATAGCCGATACGATCATAGTCAAGTGATCGAGTATAATAAACTTACAATCTAATCCACTAGCTAGGTACTGTACTTTAGATATGATGTTGTCGATATCAGTAGAACCAAAGTGATCCCACATTCTTATCTTGTTTGTACCTAGTGTTGCCTCCCAAGCTGTACGTTTCTCTTCCATAGTTGATTCACAGAATGGTAGGTGTAATGGTTTGTTTGCATGTACAGACATAATACCTTTAGTTGTTCGTTCAATAGATTCCTCTAGGAATAAACAACCAACTGAATGACTGCTGTTTTTTATTATGTGGTAAGCCAGTTCTCTCATTACACTAGACTTACCTATGCCTGACCCCGCAGTATAGGTACATAACTCACCAAGTCTCATACCATAAGTCATACTGTTCATACCATCCCACGGATAAGGTATTGATTCAATGACCTTTTCATTAGCAATAAGATCCCAAGTATTTTCACCCAGTATGATACCCTCTGGTGTATATGTTTGTGCAGCATAGTATCTATCTTTAAATTCTTTTTGTTTATCTTGCATGAGATAATCATTAGCATCTTTAAGGTTAAGATTAACGATGTGTACTTTCTTTGGAGGGAATAGTTCTGCGACTCTTCTGCTTGCCTCTCGTCCAGGCTCGTCATTATCAAAGCATAGATATATCTTTTCAAAACTATTTATAAACTCATACTGTTTCTTACAATCGGTAACGGCTCCAGCTGCACCAGTCCTAACACTAACAACTGGATAAGAGTTCGGTGCAAACATTTCAAATACAGACAAGGCATCGATCTCTCCCTCACATATTGTTATTGTTTTTAAATTGTTAGAACTAAATAGATGTTGACCAAACAATAAAGCTTTACCGGTCTTACCTTCTACACTAAATGATTTATCGGCTACTCTTCTGAGCTTTGTTGCAACGTGGTTACCTTCACTATCATAGTATGGGTAGTGATGTTTATATATATTTGGTTTATCACTGTTAGTTGTAGTTACACCAAAGAACTCACAAGTCTTTTGGCTTATCTTTCTTTCAATGATGGGTTTACTAATACCGAGTGGTATAATCTGTGGCGCCGAGCCTTGAATTTTTGTGTCATCTCCAAGCAGTTCCTCAAGTTGGGTCTTGTCCTTGGGAGGTTCAGTGTAGGTTCGACACGAGAAGCAGAATCGTGAGCCGTCAGCATATAAAGCATTGGCATCGGATGATCCACACTTATCACAACTGGTGTGTCGTATAAACCTTTTTGGGTCATTGTTTACTGTCATATGTCGTCTCCTTATAATTTTGCGGGTCTTGCCCTATAAATACATCCTCTAATTATTTTTGTCAAGGGGTTGTCAGATTTCGAAATCAATGATAGCCTATCCCCATATACAGAGGGGGACTATATATAGTCTAATAATAGTCTAGTGTTAGTCTAATGCTAATTCTATATATGTCTAATTATAACTATAATTATCTCTTTATAACTATATATGTCTCTAGTTAACTATATATATCTCTAGATAACTATATATAACTATATATAGTGGCTGCATCCTTTATTTTTCCCTTTGAAGTTTTGTGTTCTCCCATGACAATTACGGCATAGCACCATCGAGTTTGACAGACGATTATGATAACGGTTCCCATCGATGTGATGGAACTCCATCGGCGCTTCTTCTTCTGTTGCCCCACACTGGTTGCAATGCCATTGGTTAGTATCCTTGAGATAAGATATGATCAGTCTTTTCTTACCGACAGACCTACCCATATGCTCATCTCGTTCTATCTTTTCATTGCGAATATGTTTGCGATGCTTCTGCTGGCATACATTATCACAATATTTATTCATAGTATTACTTCTCTTGGTGTGTTTCTTATTGCAGTAGGCACACCGATAGTGGCCATAGTTTTTTCGTTTTCGTTTAGGAAACTTAGTGTTATTAACTACGGCACTACAAGTCATTGAGCAATACTTATTCCTTGAGGATGTGACCAGATTGTCACACCCTATTCGCTTACAGTTTCTCATTACTTATCTGGACTGAAGTCTACCTTGATGAGATTATCCGACGGCTCTGTATCGCAAGGTCGATCGTCGGATTCAACCTTAGCTGGTTTAATTATTCTATCCTTAGCCGTTCGTTGTTTTGGATAGAGTAATTCCTTCAAGGCATAGTCAATAAGATACTCTATGTCCTCTGGTTTTTTAGATACACTATCCAACAGTTCATCGACTATTGGTTTAAGGTTACGTTTTAGATCGCTTAGTCTTAGTTCTGAACCACTCATTATTGTTTCTCCTTATCAGTTAGTGGGTTAAATATATCTTCGAAGACGGCTT